AACTACAGAACAACATGCAACGGAGATTCGCAAACTTATTGATAAGTGGAAGATAGATTATATTTATATTGACTCTGCTGCTCAACAAACAAGATTCGATTTTGCACAAAACTATGATATTAGTACTATCAATGCAAAGAAATCTGTACTAGATGGTATAGGACAGGTAGCAGGTATAGTAGATAATGATAAATTAATCGTGCATCAAGCATGTCATGAGTCTCTAATATGTTTAGACCAATATCAATGGGATCCTAATCCTAATTTATTAAAAGAAAAACCTAAACACAATTATGCTTCTCACATGGCAGATGCGATTCGGTATGCGCTTTATTCGTTTGAAACAAGCGCCACTACATTTTAATTACCCCTGTCAAAAATAGTTCTTGACAACAACTTAAATATGTTATATAATTCTTTTATAGAAGTAGGTTTATGGATTTAAAACGAGATTTAGTTAAATATGTTCGTGACAAAGCTAAGTCTAAATATAAAAAAGACACGCATTGTTACATTTGTGGAAGCACAGAGAATCTAGACTTTCATCATTTTTACGGGCTGACTGAATTACTTGAAACATGGATGAAAGAAAACAAAATCTCCATAGAAACTGAAGAAGAAATATTAGGACTTCGAGAAAGATTTATTGAAGAAAAAAATAATGAAGTCTACGAACAAGCTGTTACTTTATGCCATACACATCACTTAAGATTACATGGAATATATGGAAAACGACCAAAGTTGATAACAGCAAAGAAACAACAACATTGGGTTAACGTACAGAGAGACAAATATGGCATGGTATGACAGATTTTTAGGCATCGATAGAGAGGAAAAAGAAAATCCTGCTCAATATGTCATATCCCGTGATGAAGGGATGACTATTGATAGTCGTGAAAATGTCACTAATTATAAAAATGCGTACGAATCATTAGAGGTAGTAAACCGAGCAGTCAACATGATAGTGGATGACGCTGCGGAAATACCATTTGATGTAGGTACACAAATACAGGGTACTAACCCTATAATGAAAAATCTACGAAGAACAAGAGTAGATTTATTACTAAATAAAGAACCAAATCCTTTTCAGGATGTAAGTACTTTTAAAAGAAATCTTTTAATAGACTTACTAATTGATGGGAATATATTTATTTATTTTGATGGTGCACATCTGTATCATCTTCCAGCAGATCACATGACTATACATAGTGATGAGAATACTTATATTGAAAAGTTTACTTATGACCATTCTATAGATTATAGTCCAAAAGAGATTATTCATATAAAAGAAAACAGTTTTAACTCTATTTATAGAGGAGTACCGAGACTTAAACCAGCTTTCAGAACTATGCAGTTACTTGGAAGTATGAGAAGGTTTCAGGATAACTTTTTTAAAAATGGAGCAGTACCAGGATTGGTACTAAAGTCGCCAAATACTCTTTCTGAGAAAATCAAAGAGAGAATGTTACAGGCTTGGGTTGCTAGATACAATCCTCAGTCTGGCGGACGTAGACCATTGTTCTTAGACGGTGGTTTAGAGGTAGAAAACCTAAGTGAAGTAAACTTTAAAAACTTGGATTTCCAAGAAGCAATTGCTTCTAATGAGAAGACAATTTTAGAAGCACTAGGTGTTCCACCAATTCTACTGGATAGTGGCAATAATGCAAATATTAGACCTAACCATAGACTATATTATTTAGAAACCATACTACCTATTACTAACAAAATAGCGTGTGCTTTCGAGAGATATTTCGGTTTCAAACTTGATGAAGATGTAAGTGATATACCTGCACTTCAGCCTGAACTAAGAGACCAAGCTGGTTATTACGCCACACTTGTCAACACAGGTATTATGACACCGAATGAAGCAAGGGAGGCGATAAGACTTGAAAGAGTTGAAGGGTTTGATACACCAAGAGTTCCTGCAAATATCGCAGGTTCAGCAGTCAACCCAGAAGAAGGCGGCAGGCCACAAGAAAGCCCGCCAAGCGAGGAAGAATAATTATGACAAAAGACAAGATGATAAAGGCTTTGTCAGATTTCATAGCCAGCAAAGGCGTTGAAACAATGACATTAGCTGAATACAAAAACTTTGGTAATGATGTTCCAGTAAAAGACTATCTTCTTAGAAGACAGCTCGGTTCATGGAATAGAGTATTATCAGTAGTTACTAAAAGATATCCTGTACCAGCACCAGTTAAAAAAGAAGCACCTAAGAAGGTAGCTCCTAAAAAGACTGTGAAAGTGGAGAAAAAGGATGTCAAATAAAACAAAAATCTTTCACTGGACTAATACTTTTAAATCATTAGGAGAGAACGATGATGGCGGTATTGATATTAAAGGTTCTGCAAGTACAAATGCACTAGATAGAGCCGGTGATATAATTGAAGCACAAGCATGGACGAAAGGCGGATTAGAGAACTTTAAACAGAATCCTATCCTACTATTTAACCATGACTATAATAGACCAATAGGCAGAGCTACTAGTTTAGAAGTTACTGACAAAGGTTTAGAAATTACTGGTAGAATATCAAAAGCTGCTGGTGATATAAAAGATTTAGTTAAGGATGGTGTCCTTGGAGCCTTTTCCGTTGGTTTCAAAGTCAAGGATGCTGATTATATGACAGAAACCGATGGATATAAGATTAAGGACGCAGAATTATTTGAAGTATCTGTAGTATCAATACCTTGCAATCAGGGTGCAACCTTTGGATTGTCAAAATCATTTGATAGTATAGACGAATATAATGAGTTCAAAAAGCAATTTTTAAAGGCTAACTCAACCGCAGCAGCAGACGCTGTTAAAATTGAGCAGCCAAGCGAGGAGAGATCCTCAAAAATGGAGACTGATATGTCAGAAGAAAAGAAATCTCCTGAAACTTCAATCGACTTGGAAGCATTTGCAAAAGAAGTAGCGGAAAAAACTGCAACTTCAATTGCTATGAAGCAAGCCGAGGCGAAAGCAGCACAAGAAAAAGCACAAGCTGAGGCGGCTGAAAAGCAAGCTGAAGTAGAAGCTAATGAACAGGCTGTTCAAGAAGCAAAACAGGTAGAAACAAAAACAATTATCGAAGCTGGATTATCAGGAGCTGAAAAGCTTATGTCAGATGTTGAGAAAAGAGTTAACGAAAAACAAGAAGATCTTGAAAAAGTAGTTAAAGAACTCGAATCTCAATTAAGCGAAAAGTCAGAAGAAATCATGAATATGCGTGATTCTAAAAGACATTTTGCTGATAGACAAGGCTCAGGCGACTGGAAAAAAGCCTTCGAAGAAGATATTATAGATGCTAAGTTCGCAGGTCTAGCCACAGGTAAAGGCTGGAACAGTGATATGTCAAAATCATTGATGGAAAAAGTTAACGCACATTCAGGCGTTGGTGTTTCATCAGCAGATTTTGAACAAATCGTATCAACAAATATCGAAAGAGATATTCAAAATGAATTAGTCTTAGCACCTCTTTTTAGAGAAATCGCTATGACTTCTGCAAACATGATTATTCCTATCTTACCAGATAGTGGATATGCCGAGTTTGCATCAGCACAAACTGCATCAGGTAGTTCACCTCACGGTAACCTAGCTGAGAGAGGCGACGCTTATGGCGCTCCTTTCGGTGGTGTTGACATGACTGAAAGAACTCTTTCAACCAAAAAATTAATCTCACAATCATACTTAGGTAATGAGACTGAAGAAGATGCAATTTTACCAATCCTTCCTTTAATTAGAGAGCAAATGGTAAGATCACACGCTAGAGCAATCGAAAATGCTATCCTAGCTGGTGACGACGCTGATGGTGCTTTTGGTACTTCAGGTGCATCTTTTGAAGGTTTATTACACCTTGCAAGAAACGACAGTGACTACACACAACCAAGCGGAACTTTCGCTGCGGGTGATAGTGTGACAGCTGCTGACTTACTTGGACTAAGAAAGAATATGGGCAAATATGGTGTTAACCCATCAGACGTAGTTTATGTCGTATCACAAGATGTGTACTATAACCTACTTGAAGATGCAGAGTTCCAAGACGCTAACCTAGTTGGCGACATGGCTACTAAGCTAAGTGGTGAAATCGGACAAGTATTCGGATCAAGAGTACTATTATGTGACGAGTTCGCAACTAAAGCTGCTGCTAAGTTTAACGCTATTGCAGTATACCCAAGAAACTATGTAATGCCTAGATTAAGAGGTGTTACAATTGAATCAGACTACGAAGTAGCTAATCAAAGAAGAGTCCTAGTGGCTTCTCAGAGATTAGGATTCACTGACTTAATTGACGGTGCAACTTCTAAATGGGGTCAAATGTATAAAGCTTCAGCTTAATACTACGATGGTTTTGGTGGGTTTCCTTAAACCCACCCTTTTTAACTATGGCAGATTTACTAACAGTATCAGAATACAAAGACGCAGAAGGCATCCGAGGTGAAAAGGATGATGATCGTTTAGCTGTTATAATACCTCAGGTCTCTGATTTAGTTAAGAAGTATTGTGGAATATCTTTTTTAGACTATTATAGTTCAGCAAAAGTTGAAACTTTTAGCATAACAGATAACTACACTAATACTATAATTTTGAGTGAAAGCCCGTTAGTTTCAGTTACTAAAGTAGAAGAACGAACAGCTTACTCAGAAGCTTATGTAGAATTAACTACAGGTAATTATGAGTACTATGCTGATACTGAATCAGACTCAATACAAAGAACAACTAAAAATGGAGAACCCAAAAGTTGGGCAAAGGGTGTTGGAGCAGTCAAAATTACATACACTGCTGGATACTCAAGCACTCCAAAAGATTTACAACTTGCCTTGTTCGATTTAGTAAATTATTACATGAAAGACGAACACAAAGAGAGAAGAACTTTAGGTGGCGCTCAAGTTCAGAATCAAGGTACTTCTGGTATCAGAGATAATTCTGATTTTCCAGACCATATAAAAAGAGTACTTGATTTATATAGAGTAGTTATTTAATGGCAATAAGGTCTATTATCGCTGACATTAAGTCAACGATGAAGAATGATTTAAAAACTAGAAACGACCAATATAAAACTAGTAGAATTAGATTTATATTTGACAAAAAACATGGGGTTGATACTATAACAACTCTAATACTAGATGGTTATATAAATACTCCAGCAGTTAAAAAGCATATTGCATCAACAGGGGGAACAGTATCATTCACTAAAAGTGAGTTAGATACCTTAAGAGGGCATGTTGAAAGAAACTGGAAAAAAGTTTTTACTGTTAATAATATTGCAAGCGAACATAGGTCACTTGGATATAATGTTACTAAGACTATAAAACAAGCCAAAGCCATAGCAAATAGTACTATGGGCATGAAAACAAAGTTATTTCCTGTAGCAATATATAAAACAGGAGTAGATGTAACAGCCGTATATCTTGCTAGTTTTTATGGAAAGAAACACTCATTTGGTGGCGGAGACGCACAAAACGTAGTTGTTAGAAACTTAATGAATGAATGTATCGATAATAGTATTATGGATATGACTTCAGGTGCTCTTCCCGGTTCTGGAAAGCCTTTTGGATTAGGTGGACGAAAGCCAGTAGTTAGTAGAGGAACTATTAAAACTAACATGCCGAGAGAAGGTTCTTACAGAAGAAGAGTACACGGAGAGCCAATTGGTGGTAGAACTGGAGGAAGTGATACAACTGTTCCTTCAGTAAATATGATAGAAGTTTTACAAAAACATAGTAAGACAGTTGCTACTAGAGCTGCAATGAAAAGCAAACTTAGTACTTCTGGAGTAGTAGATAAACTTGTAGAAGAAGCAATTGATGGTATAACTGCAGGACTAAAGATAAAAAGAAACACAATGTCCTCTGCTATAAAGCATAATAGTAAAGTTGAGATTGTTATGACTCTAGCAAATGATGTAGTTAATACTTATCAACATACTAGGGCAGATAGACATCCTTTAGAAGTAGCTGCTAATAGTGTTGAAAGAGCAATGCTACACAAGTTTAAAAGTCCTGATTATCAGGCTTCAAAGAGTCCGAAAAAACGACTTGTTGAAGTTGGAAGTAAGCAAATAGTACAAAATATGTTTCCTCATAAAAGTAATCCTGATATGAGGTATAAAGTGAATAAGAGACTGGTGGCACAAGGTAAAACTGAAAGTATAAACGATGTTGTTCAGTCTATGGTTGCTCTAACAACAGCAGCTTACACTAGAAAAGCTACTAAAAGTGCTAAAGGTAAAAGACCTCCAAGAGCAAGAGGGACAGCACAGGGTAAAGTAGCACAAGCAGCAGGAGAAAATCCAATGGCTTTAAGAAATCTACTAAATGAACTTTTACCACAAGTAGTTGCAAAGAATATGACAAGTCCTGCATTAAATTATAGAACAGGTAGATTTGCAAACTCAGTAAATGTAGATAATGTGACACAAGGGGCAAGGGGCGGAAACACAATGATTGAGGCAAGTTATATGACTGACCCATACTCAACATTCGCACCAGGGGGTAAGAAGTATACTCCTCAAAGAAACCCTGAAGCGTTAATTAAGAAGTCAGTCAGAGAAATAGCGACTGGAATAGTCGGAGCAAGATTTGGAGTAACAGTAGACTAATGGAATCGGGACTAGCAAGGAAACATACCACGCGACGCCGAGCAATAGTTGAAGCACTCGCACAACAATTTGAGAACATAAATGGTACTCCACCTTTTAGAAGTGCAGTACAAAGTGTAGAAAGAAGACTCAAGTTTTGGGACGAAGTCACAGAGTTCCCTGCCATTCATATTGGAGCAGGAACTGAAACAAGAGAATACGATGGCGGTGGCTTTCGATTTAGATTTTTAAGAATAACGGTTCGATGTTACGTTTCAGATGACAATGATGTCATTGAAGCACTCGAAGAATTGTTAGAAGATGTTGAAACAGTACTGGAGGATAATGATCCGCTCACGTACTATGATTCGACAGGTACATCTCAATCTACGGTGCAAACTACAATTGCTACAGTAGACACAGATGAAGGAGTTCTCGAACCTCTGGGAGTGGGTGAAATCACTTGCGAGATTCGATATTAAATAGGAGAAAATAATGGCATTTTTCTTTAGTAGAGATACCAAAGTGTTTATGCAATGGACACATGATGATACGACAGCTAATACAGCTCTATACGAGATTCCTGTATTAGACGGATTTTCATTTAGCCAAGGCACAAATACATCAGAAGTAACTCTTAGTGAAGCTGCTAACTCAACTGGGTATAGTAAAAGAGGTAGAGCAATGTTTACTGACTCTTTTGCACCGGCAGAGTGGAGTATGACTACTTACATGAGACCTACGACTTCAGGAAGCGGCAGTGCTGGCGCTTCGGGCCAACATGCTGGTAATGGAGACACCTTTGCAATAGAAGGACCTCTATGGTCAGCTATGTCGGCGAATACGTACGATAGAGCAATTGGAAGTAATGGAACAGGAGATTTTGCAAACAATGCAGCGACTTATGAGCCGAAGCATTTTGATTTTGGAAACTCTAACCAAGTAACACTAGGGGTATTTGATTTATACTTTGTACTAGGAGCATCGAAAGATACTTCTACAGCATTGTATACAACAGGAACAGAAGGCGTAACAGTTTATAAATTAGCAAACTGTTCAGTCGGTTCAGCTTCAATTGACTTTGACATAGAAGGATTAGCACAAATTGCTTGGTCTGGAAATGGTCAATCAGTTGAAGAAGTAGCTTCTCTTAACACAGAAAGCTCAGGAACAACTGCTTTAGGCTTAATTGACGAAGGCATTAGTTCAACAAGTAATTATATTAGACAAAAATTAACAGACTTAGCAATCAGCTTTGATGTATCAGAATCAACAGGTACATTAGGCGCATTGAATGTTGACGGAAGTGATGTAACATATGGTGTTACATTAACAGGAGGTAATATTACAATAGAAAATAATCTTACTTACTTAACACCAGAAACATTAGGTTCAGTTAATTTACCATTAGGTCATGTCATGGGTACAAGGTCAGTATCAGGTAACTTCACTTGTTATCTAAACGATACTGCAAATGGCTCACTTGACTTATTTGAGAGATTGCAAGAATCTCGTGGTGTAATTACAAACGCATTTGATTTAACATTCAGCATTGGAGGTAGTGGTAATACTCCAAGAGCAAATGTTCAAGTTGCGAAAGCACATTTAGAATTACCAACACATAGTTTCGAAGATGTAGTGTCCGTAGATGTAGCCTTCCATGGCTTATCAACAGACTTATCATCAGGTACAGCCGCTTCAGCTACAAATGAAGTTGGCATTACTTACGTAAGCTAATTTAAACATAAACCGGGAGGGCTTCGGCTCTCCCATTTTATAGGAATATTATGACAGAAAAAGAAGTAAAAACACCAGTATCACTAAAGAGTTTATTAACTCCAAGCAAAACAGTATCAATTGACTTTCCAGGATTTGAAGGATTCGTTGTTGATTTGACATACCTTAGTAGAGAAGAGTTATTAAAACTCAGAAGTAGATGCTTAAAAAATAAGTTTAATAAGAAAACTAGAGCATTTGAAGAACAACTCGATGAGGAAACATTCTTACACGAATATTGCAAATCAATCATCAAAAATTGGAAAGGGCTAAAGTATTCTTACTTAGAAGAGCTTCTATTAGTAGATACAAGCGGAGTGGCCAAAGACGAAGAACTTGAGTATTCTCAAGAAAATGCGGAGACTCTAATGAGAAACGCAGCAGACTTCGACCAATGGGTTACCGATACTGTAGGAGATCTGGATAATTTTACTCAACGCAAGTAAGACAAATACTTGCGTTAATAAAAAGACACTTTAAGGACACAGGAATTGATTTAGAGAAGTATCTCGCAGTTTGTGAGCAACTAAATCAAGAACCTGACCCTGAAAAAATGCCTCCAACTATGGATACTTATCCTAGAGAGGTACAGGAAGCCTTTTTTGTCCATAACCTACTTTCAGATAGATGGGATGGAACTAGTGGCTACTATATGGGTAAAGATTTATCTGCATTAGGTACAATTTTAGATGCCTATGATATAGAAGACAAAAGAACTTGTATCTATTTTTTAAAGCACATTGAGCATTACCATCAAGATATGATGAATGTAAAAGTAAAAGCTCGACAGGACGCAGAAAAGCGTAAAGCAAAAGTAAAGTAAATGGCAAAAAAAGTAAAAGGCGCAACTATTACCTTTGAGGTTACCGATGACGGCACTCTTAAACAGGTAGGCCAAAAAGCAAAACAAGCTAAGAAAGGATTAGATGGATTCGGTAAATCTGCGGGGGATGCTCGTAGAAATATGCAGGCTATGTCTGGTCGTGTTGAATCTGGTTCAAAAGCTTTTGCTCGTATGCAACAAGGAACGGGTGGACTCGTCCAATCTTATGCTGTTCTAGCATCCACCCTCTTTGCTCTTGGAGCTGCATTTAGAGTTATGCAAAACGCCGCAGACTTCCAAGCACTTCAAGCTTCTCAAGAAGCTTACGCAGCCAATACTGGTGTCAATATGGCACAAGTTTCTAGAGACTTACAGTTAGCAACTAAAGGCCAGATAGACTTGCAAAAAGCAGGTGCTTCAGCGGCTATTATGATTGCTAAAGGATTTTCTACTGAACAAATAGAACAAGTAGCAGATGCTTCTACAAAAGCTGCTCTTGCACTTGGTAGAAACTTCGAAGACACATTCAATCGTATCGTTCAAGGTACAACAAAAGCAGAACCAGAACTATTAGACGAACTTGGTATTACACTAAGGCTGGAAACTGCTGCTCGTAGATATGCACAAGCAATCGGTAAAAACTATCAAGAGTTAACAACATTTGAAAAGTCCCAAGCTGTTTTAAATGAAACATTAAGGCAAGCAAATGATAACTTTGGAGCATTAGGAGATGGGGTACCAGTTAACCAATTAAATCAGTTAGCAACTACTTTTTCTGACTTAATGCAAACCATTCTTGGAGTCATATCGCCACTCGCTAATTTTATATCATCAGTTCTAAATAAAAATATTGTAGCAGCTATAGCTGTTATTGGTCTTTTTGCAAAATCAATGGGAACAGAAATACTAGGAGCACTCGGTGTTGACTTTGAGTCTTTTGGAGGTAAAATAGAAAGTCTAAATCAAAGATTAGCTTCTTCAACCGAAGCCAGTGCCGCAAGAATAAAAGCGGCTGTTGGTAGTGTTACTATGAGTCCAGAAGCTGCAGCAGCAGATACTCAAAGTGCCGCTAAAAAATTATCAAGAGGAAGTAAATCTCCTGTATTAAAAAGAGCTGCTAGGGGCACTATGTCAGGAACAGACAAAGCAAACTTATCAAAAGCTCTTAAATCAGCAGAACAACAATATCAACAACATGGCCAGATCGTAAGAGGTATATTTAAAGGTAAAGATATAGCAGTTGTTCGTTCATTAGAACTTTCTTTTGCAAAACAAAAAATGTCTATGAAGGGTTTCCAGGGAGTAGCCGCAAGAACCGCAGGTATTGTTCAAGGTAGCTTTACAATGGCTTTTAATGGTATTAAGTTTGCTGGGGGTAAAATGATTGGTTTCTTAACTGTAGGTTTTCAAAAACTTGGAACTGCAGCAAATGCAGTTATGGGTAAAGCAGGTATAATTGGTATAATTATTCTTGTTATTCAAGGACTTGTATCTGTATTTCAAAACTTTAATGGGATAATAGGAGCAGTCTTAGGAGGCATAGCAAAAATGGCTCAGTCTATTGCAAACTTTTTGACAACAGGCATAGGAAGATTTATACCTGGGTCAGCCGCAATGGCTAAAGGTTTAGAGGGTGTTGCTAATAACTTAGAAAAAAGTGCAGACCATTTTAGAGATAAACAAGCTCTTATTACTGAAACAAAAGATAAAATGGATGCTTTTAAAACTTCAGCAGATGAGACTAGAAAGAAATTAAGATCGCTTAATGAACAAATTATGGAAGGTGCTATAGGCTACGATGGTACGGCAAAATCAACTGTTATACTTTCAAAAAGATTAGGAACTTCAGGATTACTTGGAGATATACAAAAACTAAACTCAGTTTATAAATTAGCAAATGCAGAAGTAGAAACATCAGAACAACAAGCTATAAAAGATGCTAATGCAAAAATACTACAAAGTGACCAATACAGAATGAGTCAAGTAGCTACTCAAAATCTATTATCATCCTATCAAAAAATGATTCCAGAACTAAAAGACTTTACAGTAGAAGGGTTACAAAATGCAGAAACTATGAAAGAGTTTGAGGATATTGTAACAAAGTTTACTAGCAAAGGAAACTTACCTGAGTATTTAAAACAAGCTACAGAAAATATGGAGAACTTAAGAAAATCTTATGCAACTGCAGCGTTAGGAGACGGCTTTGCACAACAAGCAACTCAATTAAAAACAACTGTAGCTGAGCTTAAAAAGTTTGGAAACGAAACTATGATAAATGAGCAATACATAACTAGAATTGCTCAACAATTAGGTATGACTGAAGATAAGTTAAAAGAACTTATGATGGCTTCAGCAGAAATGAATGGAGAAACATTTGGTACTGCAGAAAATGTTCAAAGAATAGTTTTTGGTACACAAGGCATGGTAACAGATATTAGTGAAGCTGTTCATCAAACAAAGATGTTAAATGCTCAGATAACAAATGCAAATAAAATACTTGGACAATTTAGTACTAGAAACAATAAGTTTGCACAAATAGAAAATAAAATATTAGGATTAAGAAAAGAGATTAGTAAACAATTAATGCTTGATGAATACGAAAGAGACCAGGCAATTAAATCACTCGAAACTTTAACAGTTGGCGAAAGACAGTTAGAAGAAGTACAAGAACAAAGAATTAGAGATAAAATGACTGAATTAGAACTATTAGAAAATCAAATAAATATAATTCATAGAATTGGAAAAGCATTTACAGAAGCGTTTGACTCAGCAGGTACAAAGAGTTTATCTGACTTCTTGATGGGCGATAAGGAAGCCTATCAAGCTGTTGATGCAGTAAGAATGGCAATGAAGAGAGCAGTTGCAGATGAAATCTCAGGTGTAATTATGAGACCTATGACAGAAGGACTCCAAGGCCTTCTTAAACAAGCAAAAGACGCAATGGGGATAGAAACAGAACTAAGTCCTGAAGAGAAGATGAAAAGTGCTCTTGTAGACCATGTTACTAATCTAGAACAAGTATTATTAAATCACGCGGCAGCTTTCGGTAAAACTATGAGTTCAACTGTTGGTGGCGGTGCTACAGATAGTACAGATACTAAGGTAGATGAGAAAACAGGAAAAACTATTGGCGGAGAAATAGAAGAAGTTGTAACCGAAGGAAAAAATACTGGTGGTACAGGATTCTCAGCAATGTTTGGAGATTTAGGTAAAACTATAGATACTTTTGGTGGTAACTTAATGGGTCTTTTAAAAGGTGATGGTACTGGTCTCTTTGGAAAAGGAGAAGGCGGTGCTAACTCTTTATTTGGCGATTTATTTGCAGATATGTTTGGAGAAGGTGGCATGATGAAAAACTTCATGAGTAACCTTATGGGAGAAGGCGGTATCGGTGGCGCACTACAAGGATTACTTGGTGGTGGTGGAACTGGAGGACTTCTTGGAGGACTTATGGGTGGCTCTGGCGGAGGAATCTTAGGTGGATTACTCGGCGGTGGCGGTGGAGGTATGATGGGACTCCTAAAACCGTTACTAGGAATGATACCAGGTATTGGCCCATTGCTATCTATATTACCATTCGCAAAAGGCGGACTCATTGGAAACAAAATGCCAATAGGTTTAGCAAACGGTGGTATTATGCCAAGATATGCTAAAGGTGGAATCGCAACTCAACCAACATACTTAGTTGGAGAAGGAAAACAAAATGAAGCAGTCGTACCACTACCAGATAATAAGAGCATACCAGTAGATTTAGGAAGAGGCACAAACGCAACAAACAATACAAGTATAAATGTAAATATTGATGGCTCAGGAGCAAGTGCAGATGTAACAGCAGATGGCGGTTCAGCACTAGCAGAAGCAATTAACGCTTCTGTAATGTCAACCATTATGAAAGAACAAGCTCCAGGCGGAATATTAAACCCAACAGGATAAGATTATGGCATTAGGATTTAACGTAGGTGGATCATTAGGAGTTGTAAGACCAGATAGAGGTTTTACACAATCAAACGAAACTGTAATATTTAAAGCAGAGTTCGGCGATGGATATGAGCAAAGAATTGCAAATGGTATAAATAATACTAAGCAATCTTTTGAACTTGCTTTTGTAAATAGACCTAAAGATGAAATTGATGATATTGTAGATTTCTTTGCAAGTAAGAAAGGAGCAACAGCTTTTGATTATACTTTTGCAAATACTAATGAAAGTGGGAATGAAGAAACAGTAAAAGTGGTTATAGAAAAATGGAATCAAACTTGGAAGTATGACGACTACTATGACTTAAAAGCAACAGCAAGACGAGTTTACGAAGCATAATGACAGAAAAGATTATAATAAAAGATTTACAAAAGCTAGATCCAGGCTCAGAACTGGTACAACTTTTTGAAATAGAGTATACTAAAAATGCTTACATATATGTAATGTCAGGTGTTGATTCTGATTTGACGAGCGTTCAAATGAGAGACTTTACTGATAATAGTACTATTAGAACGTACACTCCTATACCAATGAAAGCAGATGGTTTTGAAACTAAAAACGATGGAGCGCAACCAAAGCCTACTGTCTCAATAGCAAATGCAACTACAGCATTTAGTGGCGGAATAGGAACTACAGAATACGACTCTTTAGTTGGACTAAAGGTAATTCGCAGACTTACTCTTAAGAAATATCTGTATGGAGAAAGCGGGGATGCAAGTCCACCAGTAGAGTTTCCTAGACAAGTATGGTACATAGATAGAATTAAATCAAGAACTAAGATACAAGTAACTTTAGAACTTGCTTCTCCTTTTGATTTAAGTGGAATACAATTACCAGGTCGTTCTATTGTAGCAAATAGATGTCCCTTTATGTATCAGGGAGCAAGTGACCATTTAGAAGAGTACCAAAAAGCACAAAGTGGCTGTACTTGGAATGTAGATAATAAATATAAGCCTATTAAAGCATTTGGATTCCGCACCGAAGGAACAGAATACACAGTATATACAAATGTAGATGATGAGTATATCATTCCAGCAAGTGTTGTTAGCAGTTTAACAGCAAGTAATACTCCAGCTAGTATTACAATAGATGCTTATTATAAAACAAATACAACTGCATTGAGATTTAATGCAAATGGAACAACTACAAGTGTTACTAATGCGTTGTATTGGCAGGCTACAGAAACTACTAGTAGCCCAGGTACAATAAGTTTATCAAATAGTAAGTTTAAGCCTGTGAGAACATATACAACATATTCACATGGCACAGAATATTTTACATATTCAGATGATAGATATAATGATTATGTAATATTCACAGATAATGTATCTTCTAGCCCTACATATAATAAAGTAATTATGTGGAAAGCTGTGAAACCAAGTGAAAGTACAAAACCAGATTTTGGTATTTACTGGTCAAGAGGAGATACTTGTAGTAAAAGTTTAGATGGATGTAAGATGAGATTTGGATTTATACCAAAAGACGCATCAAATACTAGCACAACTGGAAAATCTAGCACAGACACTAGTGCTGAGTTACCATTTGGAGGATTTCCAGCAGCCAAGGCGTTCTCATAATGATAGCTGATATATTTGCTCATGCAAAATCAGCTGCTCCAGGAGAATGTTGTGGACTTGTTATAGTAGATGATAATGAGGAAAAATATATTCCGAGTGAAAATCTCCACGAAGATATTTCACAGTTTAAAATTGACGCAAAACTGTTCATACATCATCAACTCAATTCGAATATAAAATATGTTGTCCATAGTCACTATGACTCGGAATGTCGTCCAAGTCAGTATGACATTGACAACTGTAATGCGGTAGGTATACCATATATGATTGTATCTTACCCACAACAAGAGGTATTTATTTTAGAACCACAATGAAAAGAAAGATAATATTATTAGGAAGAATGGGAGAACTCTTTGGAAAAGAGCATGAACTCGTATGTAAAAATGTTCATGAAGCTATGCACGCTATTGACCAAATGAAAGGTGGTGTTAGAAAATATTTATTAGACTGTACCGATAAAGGTATAGAGTTTCATGTTGCAAAAGGCTCAGAACTTCTTGATTATGATAATTTACACGGTGACCTAGGAGAGGATGATTTAATTGTTACTCCTTTACCTCAAGGAGCAGACTTTTTAAAAGCGTTACTAGGAGTAGCACTCATAATACTAGGAGTATTTACTTTTGGAGCAACAACAGCTATCGGAGTAGCACTTATAGTTGGAGGAGGACTACTTGCACTTAAAGGAATAGTAGACATGTTAACTCCAGAAATGCCCGATGATGAATCGGATGAATCAAATCTATTTAAAGGCCCGATTAATAACGCCAAAGTAGGTATACCAGTGCCTCTAGCTTATGGTAAGTTAGAAGTAGGCGGTGCACCTATAAACTTTGGATTTACAGACACAAAAATTACTGCAAGTAATGGATTCACTTTCGGAAGGAAAGATGGAACTTACTCAGGTAGCTATTCAGGAGGAACCGGTGGAGGTTCAGCAGGTGGTGGCTCTGGTGGCGGAGGCCGTGGTGGCGGTAATGACGCTCTAATTACAGAGGAACAAAAATAATGGCAGGAAACTCCAGATATAATAAATTAACAAAATCTACTAGACATCAAACTGCTGTCATATATGATGCTGTGTCTGAAGGCCCGATTGAGGGATTAGTCAACGGACCAAACAGTATTATAGTTGACGGCAACCCTGCAGCATCTGCCAATGTAGGTACTTATTTTCAACTACTTAGGACTCCTAATGCTTCTTATAATGCAACAAGTAGGATAGTAACAGACCAAGGCGGTGGAGCTGTATTTGAAAATCTTACTACTGCACAAGGACAAAGATATATATCTGTAATAGCAGGTAAGAAAAGAGCTACAAATGCTTCTACTTCCGCAGGTAATAGTATTATTAGTACTGCCACTTCTTTCTTTGCAGCAGATGATATTAGAGATGAAGCAAAACCATTAAATCAATTTATTAGAATAGAAGGAGCGGGTAAAGACGGCACAGAGTATGCAGGTCAAATAACTCAATTTATAAATGTTACTCATGTAAGAGTAGACAGTCCTCCTGCAAAAACAGTTTCTTCTGCTAACGTTTCAATCGACTTAGTAGACACAATTTCAACTATAGGTAGTAGCACTCAGGCAACTTTAACAAATGGTGGCGGAATAACAACTTCAGCTACTGCAGTTATAATATCTCCCCCTAAATCAGCAAGAGGAGACGTACTAAAATACAATTTTAACAACTTTGGCTGGGCATTTAGAAAAGGAGAAAGAGAACAAGCATATCTATCTGCTCCTTCTGGTATAGGTAGTGCTTCTTCAGCCCATTCAATAAATGCAGCATTAGACCAAACAGATTTAAGATCAATAGGTCAACCAACTAATAGTGCTTTAGGAATAAATACTGACATTTCTCCTAATAGAAACGGAGAATCAGGGATTAGCAGAGTTGCTTCTACTGGTATGAATATAGCAGACCCAGGAGAAGTAGATTACATTCGTATAACTTTAAATCATGCTTCAATGATTTCTAATAAAGAAAATGGTAAGAAAGGAGCGGGATTTGCTGAATATAGAATAGTTTTTTCATACAAAACAGATTCAACAGATAGTTTTTCAAATAACGAACACGTTGTTTATGGCAGAAGAACTCTATCTTCAAATACTAGAGATTATCATAGAAATACTAGAGTCAAAGCAGGTAGCTCAGGCATAATTGATGGACAGATACGAGCTCCTTTCAATAGTATATTTAGTTTTGATATATCAAAATACCAACCTTTTACTGATTACAAAATAGAAGTTCAAAGAGTATCTCCAGTAAATCAAAAAGAAAATGGTTGGCAACAAACTAACCAAGGCAGTTTAGTATCTATAGAAAATATTATTACTGATAAGTTAACTTATCCTTATACAGCTTATGCAGCTGTGATAGTTGATGCAGAAGATTTTGATGATATACCTGAAAGAGCATACGAAATTAGAGGACTAAAAGTAAAAGTTCCTACCAACTATTTTCCAGCAGATGAAATACATGATGATACAGGAGCAAGAAGGGCAACTGCTTCTTATAGTCGTAATGTTACTACAGGTGCAGACACAGGAAACCCTGTAGACTGGGACGGTAACTTTAGAGGAGACCAAAAAACTTTTAGTGCTGCAAGTCCTAACTATATGCCTGTATATAGTAGCAATCCAGTATGGATATTTATGGACTTAATTACAAATCCAAGATATGGTCTTGGAAAGTATGTAGACCCAGATTTTGACTTTACACAAGTAGATAAATACACTTTATATAATTTAGCGAAGTACTGTGACGAACTTGTACCAAATGGAAAAGGCGGAACAGAGCCTCGCTTCTCATGTAATTTATTTATACAGAAAGGGCAAGATGCATTAAGATTACTGAAAGATTTAAGTACTATGATTCGTGGTATGCTTATTTGGCACAATGGTCAAGTGAGTTTAAACTCAAACAGAGAGAAAGGCCCGATATATACTTTTGGTAAATCAAATGTTATTGAAGGAACTTTTAGTTATTCAGGCAGTTCTAGAAGATTTAGAACAAATGAAGTAAAGGTTACTTGGAATGACCCAGGTAATAGATATAAACAAGCAGTAGAAATAGTAACAGACGATAATAATATTGCAGAAACAGGTAGGGTAATATCAAAAGATTTACCAGCTCTTGGTTGTACTTCTCAAGGTCAAGCACAAAGACTTGGAAGATGGCATTTACTTACTGAAAAATTAGAAAAAGAAATCGTAACATTTAGTACAGGTATCAATGGGGGTGCTTTAGTTGCTGGAGATGTTATTCTTGTACAAGATGCAGATGACAAAGATGTACAATTCTCTGGAAGAGTATCAACTGCAAAAGCTTCTACTACTACTGTAATCGAAACAGATAGAGAATTAAGTCTAAATGGTACAGATAATTTTGATTTACATTTAATATATCCAAGCGGAGGTGCATATATAGCGCAACCAACTGCTACAATTAACAGCACAGATTATAAAGTAGGCGACCTTGTATTAGAACACGCAAACGGAACAGCAATCTCAACTCAAGCTTCTGCATCACAATTAAAAGATGATTCAGGTGGCCAAGTACAAGTTATATGGTCAGAAGATCAAAGAATAGAAACAAAACCTATTTCATTATATAACTCATCAAATGTAACTGTATCAAGTGCATTTAGTTCCGCACCTAACAGTGAAGTAATATATGCAATTACAGGACAACAAGCATCAGGAGCTGATGTAACTGGAAGTGCAAAAGAGTATATTATTACTGGTATAAAAGAAAAAACAAAAGAGCTACAGTTTGAAATTACTGCAGCAGAATATGATATTAACAAGTTTACAGAAATAGATAGAGGTTGGGTAATACCAGATATACCTGATATAATGAGACCAGCTCTTAGAACAGAGATAGTTCCACTGCCAATAAATGTATCTGTACAAATAATACCTGATGAAGAAGGTGGAGATGTTACAGATGTTGACCAACCAATAAAAGGCTATAAAGCTTTAGTACAATGGACAGCACCAAAATCTATAAGAACAGATTCAGACGGAAATGCATTAGATGATATTTATGAACACTTAGCTGGTTTTGACTTAGAACATGATGTGCCTCAATCTGATAAAGTAAGAAATAATAGTGGCTTTATTAGAGAACAAATTAGAAGTAGAGGACAAAGCAGTTTTAGCATAAAAAATATACCACCAGGGGATGAGTACAGAGTACGTATAAGAACAGTTAATACTCAAGGGTACACTTCTGAGTTTATACAAGCTAAGTTTACTTTTGACCCTTCAGATGTAGGCGCACCAAGTGAAGGTGTAATTGGAGCAGGACTAAATCAACAAATTGCTAGAGGCGGAAGTTTAACTACAGGAATGAGTATAGGCAGTGCAAATGCTACTGTTGCTTTTGATTCAAGTACTTATACATTTACTCCACCTACTGGAGTACCAAGTATAACTATAGAAAGTGGAAACACTAATTTTACTCAACAAAACTTTTCAAGTTTGGCAGACGGTGAAACAGGGTACTTACTATTTGATTACGATGGAAACTTAGCAAGAGGATCTACAAGAACAGATGTACTAAGATCAGTTGTTGCTGGAACAGATAATATAGCAGCTACAGCTACGGGCGGTCAACCATACTACTTTACTTTCTTCAAAAGATTAGGACAATCTAATGAAGACTTATCACAAGCAAATGGTACTTTTAGTTTAGATAGATTTAGTTCAAATGTAGTTGGGTCTTCTACAACATTCTTAACTGACTTCCGAGCAGGCGACATAGTAGTACTAGATGATGCTGGAGCTTCTCGTTTTTGGGCAAGAGTAGCACATATTGAAAATGATACTTCAATGACTGTAGCTAGTGGCTCTGACAGAACATACTCAGGAGCTAACTTATTTGCACAATCATTAAGATTCGATAGACAGAAAGATACTGTAATAGCTTCAGTACTAAATACTGGAGGTACATTCTCTTTAGTTAATTTTGCTAGTGGAGAGAAAGGAGCAGATGGACTACCAGGTGCAGATGGTGAAGATGGCTCAGCAGGAGAAGATTCAAGAACAGTAAACTTAACTATAGGTGACCAAGCATTTACCTATGCAAATACAGGAAGCACTCCTTCTCCTTCAAGTACAACAGTAACAGCTACTGCATTAAATACAAGTGGAACTGTATATTACGAGTTTTTCTTAAATGATGTAAGTCAGGCAAATACTACTACAAATACTTACACATACACACCTCAATCTTCTTTCGGCAATATGCCTGATAAAATAGAAGTTCAAATTAGAGATAGTGGCTCTGCAGCAATTAAAGCTAGAGACCAACTAACAGTATACGGAGTAAAACCTGGAACAGATGGAACAAATGGAACAGACGGAACAGACGGGGATAATGGTGCAGATGCGATAACTGTTATATTATCTAATGAGGCACACACTCTTCCCACCACAAATGCGGGAGTAGTAACTTATACTGATTCGGGAACAGATATTCTAGTATACGATGGTATAACTCAAGTTCCTTATGATGGAAGCTCTCCTTATGCTTCACCTTCTTTTAGAGTAAGTGCATCAGGTACCAATATTACTGTAGGAAGTGCAAGTACTGTTTCAACATACACAAGAAGATTTGCAAATCACAGCTCTATGACTGCAGATAATGCAAAAGTAACTTATACTATTACAGTCAAAAATAGTGATGGTAATGAGTTTACATTTACAAAAATACAATCATTATCTAAATCAATTGGAGGAGATGATGGAGCACCAGGAGTAGATGCATATACTGTAGTTTTTACAAATGAATCACACGCTTTTGATGCAAATAGTAGCGGAACAATTAGCGATTTTACAACTTTTAGTTCAAGTCCAACAGTATTTAAAGGAAGTCAGGCATATACTTATGATGCAACTTCTCCTTATACTGCAAATAGTTTTAGATATGGAACAAGAACAGATGTAAATGTAAGTTCAGCTGTATCAGCAAGTGGAGTAATTTCTCTTAATGCAAACTCAGCTATAGGAAGTGGTTCAACTCTTACAGGTAGCACAACTATTCCTATTATCGATAATTCAGATGGCGTAACAGTAGCAGTAAAAACACTTAATTTTGTAAAAGTAAATGCTGGTAGCATAGGTGTTGATGGGGTTAGAGGTTCAAGTATCTTTACTTTTGAAGAAAGTGATACTGCACAAATATCAGCAGCACAAGCAAGTAATTTTGCAGGTACTCTTAATAATGCCTCCGCACAAGCGGTAGCTTCAGCTGTAATAGCAAATGCAAGTGATAGCACAATAAGACCAAACGATAGAATAACAGTAACAGACAATAGTGCAGATGTTGCAGGTACAAGAATATATAACGGTTCTGCAGCTACTTCATCAGGTTCAATAACAGCAGCAAACTTTAGTTCATTAGTTGTTGAAACTTTCGATGGCTCAGTAATTGTTGAAGGAACATTACAAGCAAATAGATTAAGTGCAAATACTACATTTACAAATAGAGCAAATATAGCAAACACAATTCAATTAGGAACAAGTGGAGATAATGGTAAGTTTGTCACAGCAAATAAAACCACCTTTGCAGACGGGGACTTAGGTGTATACTTTGACGGTGCTGGTAATGTAAATATTGGACAGGATTCAGGAAACAAGTTTATTAAGTTCTATAGTGCAAACGGAACACTAGCTATAGGGCAATCCGTACAAATAGGAGCAACAGCAGCTTCTACTATTGAAGCAGAAGTAGGAGCAACAGCTGCAGCTTCAGCTGCGGCTAACTCAGCTTCAGCTGCTCAAAATACGGCAAATAGTAAAGCTACTTTAGCACAAGCGAATACAGCAGCTAATACAAACATACTATCAAACGGGGCTAAAACTGGTGGTAGTGTGGGTGGCTGGACTATTGACAGTAGCGCAATCTATAGTGGAACAAAAGATACTAGTGGATATACTACTAGTGGTATTACTTTAAATGGTGCCGGCTCAATACATGCAAAACAATTTTATATAGATACAAATGGAGATGCTTTCTTCAAGGGAAGTTTAACTATAGGTTCTGTAACAGGTGCAGGCGGAGCTACTTCAGATTCAGTTAATTCAGCAGCTAACTCAGCTTCAGCTGCGGCTAACTCAGCTTCAGCTGCACAAAATACAGCAGATAGTAAAGCTACTTTAGCACAAGCGAATACAGCAGCTAATACAAATACCTTGGCAGGCGGAGCTAAGACAGGAGGCACAGTAGGCGGCTGGACTATTGATTCATCTGCAATCTATAGTGGAACAAAAGATATTAGTGGATATACTACGGGGGGTATTACTTTAAATAGTCAAGGGTCTATTCACGCTAAACAATTTTATATAGATACTGCAGGTAACGCTTTCTTTAAAGGAGACCTATCAGCTGCAACTGTAACAATAGGACAGATTGCATCTTTCCCTAATACAACAGCTATGAATACTTCTACAAGTGATGCTTCTAATGCAGCAGCCAATGCTTCTACTCTAGCAGGAACAAAAGCTACTTTAGCACAGGCTAATACAGCGGCTAATACAAATACATTATCGGGCGGAGCAAAAACTGGTGGTAGCGTTGGGGGATGGACAATAACATCCAGTGCAATATCAAGCGCAAACATTGTAATTGATTCAACTAATCAAAGGATTTTAATTTCGGATAGTTCATAATGGCAGATAGAGTAGTAATAGGTAAATTAGCAACAGTACATACAGTAAGTGCGCGTGCATTTGCAAATGCAACAGGATATTATAACGTCACAAATGCAGAAGCAATAAGAGTGGGATCTTATATTAGTATAGATGGAACTAATAACATTGGGGGTACAGATGTATACGTTTGGTATAAAAATCAAGTTGGAAATGGAGGCACTTGGGATATAGTTTTAAGTCATGATATAAGCACTCAGTATTTACCTGTAAATGGCACTTTTTATGCAGCCTATAATGAATATGGACTTCAAGTATCTCAACCAGGAGATAATGTATTAAGTCCAACAGAGCCTTTAATTTTTGATTCAACTTCAGTAAGAAGTGGAATGACATATGCGGGAGGTAGTGCTGCTTCTACTACAGGAATAAACTGGTCTAGTACAAAAGGAACACTTGGATATATTCCTGTATGTATTTCAATGGATGATAAAAAAGGAGCAGTTGAAAGTTTTAACCTTGCCTCCTCTGAAGAAAGGTATCAAGACAGAGCAGGAATGCACGAAGTAACAACAACCAATATAAATCCAATAAAGTTTAAAGACGATGTAAGTGGTGGAAATAGTGGAGGTGGTGCAGGAGAAAGCAGAACTGCAACTAATTTTAAGTTTATTGTACTACGCCTTCCCTGTCAGTATGGAAAAATGAACGACGCAAGTCTATGGAGTTAAAATGGCTAATCGAATTATAATAGGAAAAAGTACAAATACAAATCTTGGACATACAGGAGGCAAGTTTGGTTTATATATTTCTCGAGCAGGAGATGATATAACAACTTGTACAAAAGATCAGCTTATATTTAATACAGATAATGCTGGTGCTGTAGCAGGAGCAATTGATGTTGGACAATTTCAAATAGTTCCTATTTCAGGTGGAACAGATGCTTCTACTAATGTTACTGTTGCAAGTGGCTCTACAGCTACAATAAGTACAGAAGATTTAGGAACAGGAAATCTTTTATACACTGATTTTCTAGGATCTTACACCACGCAAGATGATTTTGAACAAACACTAAATGGGGACTATACAGGAGCTACAAGTGGAACAATAAGTAATACAGGAGATACTTCTATAACTGCAACAGTATCAGTTATAAAAGGTTTTTCAACGGCGGCACTTTTCTAATGGCAAATAGAGTACTAGTAGGTAAAAGAGGCACTTCAGATTTTGGTGTTTTCGTTTCTCAAAATGGAGTAGATGTTGCTAATACAAGTATTACAACTCCACTTGCTTTTGATTCTCGTGCTGTTCGTGGTCTAGTAATTCATGCAAAAGGAGAAGGTTCACTAGCACCATATGCTACTAATGATGCAGGTGGAGTTGATTATTCTACAAGTACTACAATAAGTCATGATTTAGGATATGTACCTCTTTATGTAGTAAGATGGTGTTATGCAAGTGATTTAACAAGTGGTGTTGCAAATAGAATGTATACACCAAGTTATGCAAGACACAATAACTATGGTTATGATTTAGTCGAAGAAGTAGAAGCTATATGGGACGAAATATCTTTAATGGGAATAGCTACAACAATGACCACTACTCAACTTACTATTTATAATCACGAGTTTGGGTATAATGTCGAAGTTAGTGATAATGAAACAGACACAGCACCAGACGAAGAGTTTGGTACAAATAAACAAACAATATATTACGCATATATAATTTTTAAAGCAAAAGATTTTACAGGAGGATTAGGGCTATGAGCACCTATCATATATTTTACGATTCAAATAAAGATATTAAATGGGCTGCAGACGCTCCCGTTACACAGGATATAATTGATTCTCAAGCAGCATTAGGATTATCTTATTTGTCTCTTGAGCTAGAACAAATACCTGCTTGTGACCATTTTTATATAAATGATGCTGAAGATAATGTAGTCGGATATCATTCATTTAATTTAACTTTTTCTGCAACTACTATTGATGTTGATGGTACAGTTACAGTTACAGGATGTCCAGCAGGAACTGAAATATTTTTGAATAAAGTATCTCAAGGTACATATGAAAGCGGAGATTTAACTTTTACAGGAACAATGGCGGGACGACATACATTACAATTTAAAAAAGACAAATATTATACTGCAGGGCAAAATATAATAGTAAATAGGAGATTAACATGAATATAGATTTAGAAACAGCAAATGCAACTTACTCTGATAAAAGACAAAAATATTATCCAACCCTGGGAACTCAGCTTGATTTACTTTGGCACGCCATAGATGACGAAGTATTTGGGGATAATGCAAAATTAACGTCTTTTTATACAGAGTTAAAAGCAGTTAAGGACAAGTATCCTAAATCGTAGGGTAAAGAAAACACCCCCCAAAAATAGTTCTTGACACCACCTCAAGTTTTTGGTATAATTATTGCATATAGGAGTATTTTATGGCAGCGGGAAATTATGATATAGTTATCGATCAGGGAGCAGACTTTGCACTCTTGATTACTATTGCCGAAGACGGAGTCGCTACAAACTTATCAAGTCACACAGCATCCGCTCAACTTCGACCTACCCCCTCTTCAAATACCCTAACAGCAACATTCACCTGTATAATAACAGATGCTGCAAATGGTGCGCTAAAAATGTCCCTTGGACACGCAACAACAGCAAATATTACAGCAGGTAAATACTATTATGATTTAGAAATATATAATTCTAGCGTTGATTCAATGTCTAGATTAATTCAAGGTGTAGCAAGAGTTACACAAAATGTAACAAGATAATGGCAACAACGATAACTATTACTCCTAATAATACTAGCCTGAACGCCACTTCACAAACTACAACCTTGACAATATCTTCGGCAGTTGGTGGTAGTGCAAGTGATGCTGCAGGAATTAGCTTGTCTAATCCTGTAGGTACATTATCATCGCAATCAACTGTTGATGGTGCACTCAACTTTCTAGCAAATCAATTTTATGTTGCAACAACAGCTCCAACAGCAAACACACAAGATCTTGCTGAAGGAGATTTATTTTATGATACTGACGACAATCAGTTAAAGGTTTATCGAGATGTCGATGGCTCAGCTACTTTTGTTCCTATAATGATAGGTAACGACTCAGCAGATTCTGACACGATAGACGCAGGAGCTTTTTAATAGCTCAATAGGACAAAAACATGGCACAAACAATTAAAATTAAAAGAAGTAGCAGTTCCGCCACGCCAACTTCATTAAGTGCTGGTGAATTAGCGTATTCTTCTAATTCGCAGAAGCTATTTATTGGAGCTCCATCTGATGGAACAGTTACAACAATAGGCGGCAACTTATATGTTGCTATGCTTGACCATACTGCTGGTACACTTACCGCAAGTTCTGCAATTCTTGTAGACGCACAAAGTAAAGTTGACCAGTTTAAATCTGGTAATATTGTAGTTACTGGTTCTTCAGATACAATTTCAACTTCATCAGGTAATTTAACTATAGCTCCAACAGGAGACTTAGTAGTTACTCATGGTGGTGCAATAGATGTAGATGCTCAAGCAACTGATTTATTAATTGCTGATAATGAAGCAGCATCTTTTGTTATAAAAGAAGGAACAACACCTTATTTATCATTTATAACAACTAATGGCTCTGAATCCATAAATGTAGGAACAATGTCTCTAAATACTGGCGGTACTTTAGAAGTTACAAGTTCAGCAAATGTGGGAAGTAATTTAGGAGTCACAGGTAACATTACTGTAAATACAGATAAGTTTACAGTATCATCAGGAGAAGGTAATACAAGTATTAGTGGTACTTTAGGAGTAACTAATGCCGCAACTTTTTCTTCTGGAGTTACAATCACAGGAGCACTTACAGGTAACGGAGCAGTTACTTTAGGAGATGCTGCAACAGACACAATAACTATCAATGGTAATGCAACTTTCGGGAACACCGTAGACTTTAGTAATGGATTAAATGTTGCTTCTACAAATACTATTGATATGGGTGGAAATAGAGTACGAAATATTGGTACTCCTACCCAAGCAACAGACGCAACAACAAAAGCTTATGTAGATAGCGTTAAACAAGCACTAGACATTAAAGACTCAGCAAGAGTAGCAACCACAGCAAACTTAGCAGCTACATATGACAATGGAACAGGTGGTGTAGGAGCTACACTTACAGCAGATGGAAATGGTGCAATTTCAGTTGATGGAGTCACTTTAACTTCTGGTAACAGAATACTTGTTAAAAATCAAACTACTACTACTCAAAATGGTCTTTATAGCGTAACAACAGTCGGAGATGGAAGTACTGCTTTTGTACTAACAAGAACAACTGATGCAGATTCTTCTGCAGAAGTTACAGGTGGTATGTTTACATTCGTTGAAGAAGGTTCTACAAATGGCGACAATGGTTTTGTTTTAACTTCAGTAACAGGCTCGGCAACAGTAGGGACAGACAACTTAGTATATACACAATTCTCAGGTGCTGGACAGATAACAGCAGGAGATGGTTTATTAGGTACAGGTAACACTTTAGATGTAAGAGTAGATGATACAACAATTGAAATTAATTCTGATATTCTAAGAATAAAAGGTATTGGCTCAGTTTCAGAAGGTGATTTAATCTTTGGAGCAAATGGTGGTAGTTCTTATACTAGACTTGCTATCGGAGCATATGACTCTACTAATTCAGTAGGACAAGTACTACAAGTTGGAGCAAACGGAACAATAGCATGGTCAAATACATTAGACGGAGGTACGTTCTAATATGGCGCATGTGATTAAACCAAAAAGGTCTGAAACAAGTGGTAGTAAACCAGGAACAGATGACCTACAAACACATGAAATTGCGATGAATATCGCAGACGGTAAGATTTATACAAAAGCGGCTAATGGTTCAATAGTAACAATAGGTTCTTCAGGTGGACAAACCGAAGACGATGTACTAGCGTTAGCCATAGCACTAGGATAGAAATATGGCTTCATCATTTAAGACAGCAACGGCAGCAAATGTAGGCACTTCGCTTACAACGGTTTATACGTCACCAGTAGGTAGTACCAGCACTATAATAGGTATGTACTTATGTAATCAAAGTGGTGGCTCAATCGAAGCAAACACTGTTTTCAGTGATAGCAGTTCATCTACATTAGTAAACATAACACATAATACACCAATACCAAGTGGCTCGTCAATAGCGGTCATAGGTGGAGACGCAAAAGTAGTATTAGAGGCAGGGGACAGTATACAAATACAAAGCAACGTAGCAAGTAGTATCGATGTAGTCCTATCATATTTGGAGCAAACATAATATGGCATTAATAGGTAAGGAAAATCATTTAGTCTCCGTATTGGAGGCCAATGCAGTCGGGACTACTGAATTAGTAAGTAACTCTGTTACTGCAAGCGAGATAGCAGCAAATGCAGTAGGCTCTAGTGAAATCGCAGCAAACGCTGTCGGAACATCAGAGATTGCTACTAACGCTATAGGCACAGCACAATTACAAGCATCAGCTATCACAGCAGTAGCAGATAATGCAATAGATGCAGCATCTATAGCTGCAAACTCAGTAGATTCTAGTGAATTAGTAAGTGGGTCAATAGATACCATACACATAGGCACAGGACAAATTACAACTGCAAAAATAGCTGCAAACGCTATTACTTCAGCAGAAATTGCAACAGGAGTTATAGGCTCTTTAGAAATAGCAGGCAATGCAGTTACAACAGCGAAGATTGCTCAAAATCAGATTACTGCTCATCATATTGCTGATGGGAGTATTACTAGCACTCAACTCGGAGCAAACAGTGTTGACAGCGCAGAATTAATTACTGGCTCTATCGACACAATACACATAGGGGCTTTACAAGTTACTACAGCAAAAATAGCTGGAGATGCAATAACAGGTGCTAAAATTGCAGATGACTCAATAGATTCAGAGCATTTAGTAGACGGTAGTATAGATACAGCACATATTGGAAACTTACAAGTAACTTCAGCTAAAATAGCTGCGAATACTATCGCAACAGGAAATGTAGCGGATAACGCAATAGACGGAACAAAAATAGCTACAGATAGTATTCAAGCAAGACATATAGGAGCAGCTGCAGTAGGTGCTTCTGAACTTGCATCAAACTCAGTAGATAGTGCAGAATTAGTAAGTGGTTCAATAGATGTAATACACTTAGCAACGGATTCTGTAACAGCAGATAAAATAGCTGCTAACTCAGTAGATTCAGCAGAATTAGTATCAGGCTCAATAGACACAATACATTTAGGAGCGTTACAAGTTACAACAGCAAAAATAGCTGATAATGCTATTACAGCAAGTAAACTTCCTTCAGAAGTAGTATCTTCAGACCATATTGCAAACGGTACTATTGTTTCAGGAGATATAGCAGCAAATACTATTGCAACAGGAAATATTGCAGATAATGCTATCGATGGCACTAAAATCTCTAGTAACTCTGTAGTTTCAAGACATATAGCAGAAAATACAATTGGCTCATCAGAAATAGCAACTGATGCAGTAGGTGCATTACAAATAGCTGCAAACTCTGTAGATAGTTCAGAATTAGTAAGTGGTAGTATAGATACTATACACATTGGAACTTCTCAAGTAACAACAGCAAAAATAGCAGCAAATAATGTTACTTCTGCAAAAATTGCCACAGACCAAGTTTTAGCCAGACACATAGCTGCGGGAGCAGTAGATTCTAGTGAATTAGCTGCCAACTCTGTCGGAGTAAGCGAACTAGCAAGTAGTGCACTTGGGGGACAGACTTTTACAGGTAATGTAACATTATCAGGTAACTTAACTGTAAATGGAACAACTACAACAGTTAATTCAACAACCACAACAATTGCTGATCCATTAATGGAACTTGGTACAGGAACAACAGGTACTCCAGCAAATGATGCAGGTATCGTTATAGAAAGAGGTGACTCAGACAATGCTTTTATAGGCTTTGACGAGAGTGCAAATAAGTTTAGAGTAGGTACAGGTATATTTACTGGTGCTTCTACTGGCGACTTAACAATGACAACAGGAACAATAATAGCTAATGTAGAAGGAAATATTACTGGAGCTTTAACAGGTAATGCTGATACAGCAACAACTTTAGCAACAAATAGAGCTTTCTCTTTAACAGGAGATGTAACTGCTTCAGCTGTCAACTTTAATGGCTCAGGTGCAGTCGCTTTATCAACAACTTTAGCAGCAAATACTGTAGATAGTGCAGAATTAGTAAGTGGTAGCATAGATGCAATTCACTTAGCTTCTGACTCTGTAACAAGTGCTAAAATAGCAGACAATGCTATTAATAGTGTAAACTTTATTTCAAGCGGTTTAATTACATCAGACTTGATAGCAGATGGAACTATTGCAGCAGGTGATTTAGCAGCAAACTCAGTGGACTCCAGTGAAATAGTAAGTGGGTCTATTGACGCAATTCATATAGCAAACAATGCAGTAGTAGGAAGTAAAATAGCAGCGAACTCAATAGATTCAAGCGAACTTGTTACTGGTAGTATAGATACTATACACATTGCAGATAATGCAGTAACAACAAATAAAATAGCAACGGACTCTGTAGGAGCCGCAGCTATTGTTGCAGGAGCAGTTGGTTCAAGTGAATTAGCTTCCAACTCAGTAGATTCTGCAGAATTAATTTCTGGTAGTATAGATACTATCCACATTGGAAACTTACAAGTAACTTCAGCTAAATTAGCTTCTGATTCTGTAGTAACAGCGAAGATACTAGATGCAAATGTTACGAATGGTAAAATAGCAGATAACGCTGTAACAGGTTCAAAAATAGCAGGGAATGCAGTAGGCTCAGCAATGATAGCTGCAAACGCAATAGATAGTTCTGAAATTGCTACAGGAAGTATAGATAGAATACATTTAGCCGCAGATATAGTAAACGGTACAAAAATAGCAGATGACAGTATCAATTCAGAACATTATGTAGACGGTAGTATAGATACAGCACATATTGGAAACTTACAAGTAACAAATGCAAAACTTGGAGCCAACTCTGTAACAGCAGCTAAAATAGCAGCAAACGCTGTTGGGTCAAGTGAGATTGCAAATAACTCTGTAACAACTACACAATTATCAAGTGCAGCACTTGGCGGTAAAAACATGACAGGGAATATTACATTCTCTGGAGCAGTTACACTTGGAGATGGTGCCGATACAACAAATGTAAATGGAAACTTAGGTATACAAGATACAGCACCACCACAAAAACTTCACATAGACGAAGTAGCTGGTATGGATGTAGGTTCAGGAACTTCATCAGCAATTACACAATTTACATTAGATAGTTTTTCAGCAACTACATTTAGAACTGCTAAATATCTATTACAAGTTGTAAATACAACGGATTCAGATTATCAATCATTAGAAATAGTTATGTTCCATGATGGAACAACAGTTTATTTAACACAGTACGCTTCTATCTTTGACAATGGTGCACAAGCAACATTTGATGCAGATATAAGTGGTGGTAACGTAAGATTAAGAGTAACTCCTGCTTCAACAGATAGCATGAGTTATAAGTTCATTAGAACAACAATAGAGGTATAAAATGGGAACAAAATTAAACTTTAACATTGAGGACGCAGGTTTAAGTGTTGATGGTAGTGAAAAGTTTGACAGCGCAGGAGCTGCAGCAGCGATTACTATAGCAGCAGATAAAATTACAAGCGGAACTGTCTCATCAGCAAGACTACCTTATACTATCACTCAAACTGCTCCTACTAATGTGGGTGGTACATCGAGTGGTCATATATGGTTTGTATATTCGAGTTAATATATGGCGTTATATATCAATGACAACGGTAGTTTACGAACTATCGACTTCCTTGCCATCAATGACGGTGGAACACTTCGTCGTATCAACGAAGTATACGTAAATGATAATGGGACATTAGCAGGCCCTTTTGAAGCCGTATTTGTCACTGATAGAAATACCAATACTAATACAACTTATATTTCTGGTACTCAGGAAACTTCCTTTAATACTACAACAATATTTAATACTACAAGAGATACTATCTCTACATTTAACACTTCTAGAGTATCTACCTTTAATACACAAAGAACTACAGAAACAACTAGAGATACAGTATCTACTTTTAACACAAGTAGAGCAACAGATACTGTATTTAGTACAACTACAACATTTAACACTACCATTACAACTACAACAGGTTTTGGTACTACAACAACATTTAACACTACATTAACTACTACTACTACATTCAGTACAACTACGACTTTTGAAACAAGTAGAGTAACTACATTTAATACTACATTAGCTACTGTTACTGCGTATACAACTGTAACCGCCTATACAACATTCTTTGACACAGTAATT